CCTCAACAAACGCTTTCAGGCAATCGAACACGGAATCCATGTTGCCGTCCGCAAGCGCGTTCGCGGTCTGTGCCGCAAGTTCAGCGTCCATGTTCAACGCAACACATTTGGCCGTGTAGTCGCTGACGCGCTTCTCCTTGCGCAGCGTTTCCAGTTCTTCCCGCATAGCCTGTTCCTGCTCGGCCCGTTCAGCCTTTTCACGCTCGTCTGCTGTCTGTTTGGCCCGAAGCTGTTCCTTGTAGGAAGCCGCTTCGCTATTTGCCTTGGATAGCAGCCTTTTCAGCTTTTCGACCTCGGCAGTATCGGCCTTATCGGTCTTGACAGGTTCAGTCTTTACGGTTTCAGTCTGTTCCACATCAGGGGTAGCATCCGTGGTAGCGGAAGTGACAACGGTATTTTCATCCATGCTCTTAAACCTCCGTTTGTTTAGGCGGTTGTCTCCGCACGTTTTCTGTTTGTTGAACGGGTTGTCTCCCGTCTGCGAAACTTGTAAAGCGCAGTCCCTTGCGCTGTAAAAGCGGCATTAGCCGCGAATTACCTCAACTACGCAGCGACAGCCGATATTATTCTCAGGGAGGGCGAACCCGCCCGGATATTCAGCACTGTCACCGTCATACGAATAAAATCTCTCGCCAAACGGAACCACCATACCTTGAAGGTACGAGTGAGTGTCACGTACACGGTCATCTTCCATCGTCTGCCAACGCTTTGAAGTGGAGCCTTGAAGCCCGTTCGCAACAACTGCATCAACGGCTCCTTGGTTGTATATCCGAGTTGCGTCAGTCTCCGCTATGCGCATGATGTCATACAGCGAACCACCGGACTCGTAATACCCGATTACCCTGTCTTGCCACGTTTTGCCCGCAATCTCTGCATACACAGCCGCGTTCACTGCGTCCACGGGCGGCATTGCATCGGTTCCAAGTTCGCTGTTGGTTGCCGTGGCCCCGTTCGTGTAGGAGAGGAGATAGATGTCCAGCATCTCGTCGAGGATGTCCTCTGCGTCCTGTCTTGACTTGATCTTGCCCTCGTCGTTGAAGTGGGGCTTCAGCTTGTCCTCCAGGGCGTTGATCTCGTCAATCGGGAGAATCGTCATGCCTCTCAATCCTCCCTTTGGCGATTGCGAAGTAAGTCGGGTCAAGTTCTATTCCAATGAAGTTCCTGCCGGTATTCAGAGCCGCAACACCTGTTGAGCCACTACCCATACAGTTGTCAAGGATTGTTTCGCCCTCGTTGGTGTAAGTCTTAATCAGGTATTCCAACAACGTTATGGGCTTCTCGGTAGGGTGTACGGGTTTCATTACTACAGGAAACTCAATAATTGTTTTTGGGTATCGCGTAGTAACATTCTCACGCTTTGAATATTTCACGCTCCCATAGCAATCACCGCTATCACCCGGCTTATGACTATTGCTATACGCAATCCCTTCACCCATTTGCGGGTTGTATCGTGCCCCTCCGTGTGAGAAAACCGATACTATTTCGTAATTGCTCAATGGACGGCGATTTGCATTTAGATATTGTGTGGCTTTATTCTTTTGCCATATCCAGTCATACCGCCACATTGCAGGATTGCTCATGCGTAACGCGCTTGAAAACGGTTCAGCACCAAACAGAACAATCGCACCATTTCCCTTTATCAAACGTCGATACTGTGTCCAAAGCGGTTCAAATGGAATCACACTATCCCATTTGTTTTGTGTCGTGCCATACGGCAAATCACACAGCACCATGTCCACACTGCCGTCAGGGATTTCCTTCATCCGTTCTAAGCAATCGCCTTGCATCAACAATCTGCGAATCTCCACACATACCCACCAGCCTTTTTGTAATGACCTCGGCAACAAAGGCCAATACCATTTTCAGAAACATTGCACTCGCGCCCTGCAATCCGAATCGACGGGTATGTTGCAATGTAATTGCCGTCAATGTCATATTGATTCACACGTTTTTGATTCCTTTTGTGTATATCATCAATATTTGTCGGCATTTTCCCCTTGTTCAATTTTGATAAATGCCTCTTTTGCCATTCAGGGCAAGGCTTCCCACGCTTCGCATCGCTTATCTTTCGACCAATTTCAACGGAATACACTTGATCTTCATTCATACCACCGGGGCTTACGTTATAGCCCTTATCGTGATTCGTGGTATCATACTTGCGTATGAGTTCAATCTCCATGGCTGACGCTTCTTTCATCGTCAATCCTTCACACAAAACAATGTGTTGAAACGCATTCCATCCGTATTTTTTTATTGCTTTTGTAAAATGCGAATTTCCATGATACCCGAACCCATAATTCCAACGTTTTTCCGGCTTCTTGCTTGTTATGCCAATATACCGTTTTCCAGATGGTGATATATGGCAATACACACAAAACATCTTTTCCATACTTCCTCCTGTATGTCCTCAATGTTGAAAGGGTAGAAAGCGGTGAGGATGCCGCCTTTCGTGTTGCAATCACTATCTACCCTTTGCAACCAAATCACACAGTCCCGCCAGAATCCTCTGCAACGGAAATGTTTTCTTCCTTCTCCTGAACGGAATTAGATTTGCCCCATCGCAGGTTCAACCATTTTTCGCTCATTTTCACATCAGCAACAGGGTCATTGGAAATACCTGATTTTCCAAATGCCAATTCAGGCGACAACCCGGAAGCAAGAAGTGTATTGAGTGCTTGCGCCTTAGATTGAATCCCAACAGTTTCATTCCGCACAAGATTCAGTTCAAAGTCGTTCAGGTCGATGTCCAACAATCCGCGCTGCTGCAATATCTTGACCAATACCCTGTCGAATTGCTTGTTGCTCTCTTTGAACAGGTCGCCACAGTTTCGGGCGGCACAATCGGCCTGATACCATCCGTCGCGGGCCAATACAGCGGCCCCAGTGTCCGAAGTGGACGAACCACCCTTGGTGGAACTCGGCATAGCGCATATCCGAAGAACCTGTTCATACAGGTTGTCCACCAACACCTGTGTCTGCGTCTGGTCAAGCTGTTCACTGAATATCTTCAACTCGGCCTTGTTCTCACCGATGGATTTCAGTTCAATCAGGCCCTTGTCCCGAACATCGCGGGAGGATTTGCCCTCCGGCAGTTCGCAGTTCACCAGCACCAACAGGCTTTGTATGAACTGCTCTATGCCGTCTGCCCGGTTCGACTGAATGTTGTTGATCTCGTCCAACAGGGGCAGCACCGCTTCAAACGCACCCATGTTCACGCTGTTGTACCGATACTCGATAATCGGGATCATCCCAAGCGCGTTCGGCTCCACACTGTCCACGGAGACTGCCGTCGCCAGGAAGTCGCTGTTTACCTGTGAAGTCATCAACCGCCCGGTTGCGCCGCCAGTCAGGTGATACACGCTGTCTTTCGTGAACACGTCGAACTTTGCCACATCGTCTACGACAACCATGTTCACGCCCATCACAGGCTCGTTGCCGGGTCGCAGCGAATACACCACAAAAGCGGAACGCGGGTCTAAGGCGTAACAGTGAATTGGGGTGTCAGGGTCGTTGTCCCTGTCCGGCTCCACATACAGAACGCCCTTACCGACTGTGTGGAACCAGTTGACCACCTTATCATCAGCCACTTGCTTGTAGCTTCGGTAAAGGAACTCGTTCAACTTGTCCACCTTGCCCTGTACGCCCTCGCGCCGCGCCGTATAGAAAGCGGGCTGTGTCAGGAAATAGCCGTTCTTAAACGCGACAATCTCCTCCGCGTGGTTTTCCTGCACGATGTTCAGGATTTCAGGACGGACTTCCTTATGCCGGTTCAATATCGGCTGCACGTTGCGCCGATACCAGTACAGGAAATCTTCTTGCAAAAGGTTCTGAACGTGATACGGCAGCGCCGTATTCAGTTCCGAAACCACGTTTTCAGCCGTGATCTCGTCGGAGGACGCATAGATGTCCAATCGCCCGAACAGGTCATTGGAAATCACCGTCGAAACGACGCCGTTTTCATCAGCCATGCGCTATCACCTCCGAATCCAAAAATCAAAAAGGCTCCAACGTGCGTTTTTTGCACATTGGAGCCTTCTCCACTTCCCCGCTGACCTTTCAGCGTAGGGTTAATATAAAAACTATATGTGGGTAAGGATTTGCACCTTACATGAGCAAGTTATTGTCCGTAATTTCACAGGCTCTTACGGTCTATGCGTTTACCTATTCCGCCACCACATACAGTTTATTCCACGATCAACCGCTTCTTCCTCACTGTCTTGATGTTCAGCGTCCCGTCAGGCTTGCGGTATATCTCAACCTCAAACCCCTTTGCCAGCCATTCGTTGATCGCCGCAACCTCTTTCTCAGTCAGCATACGCGCCTCCATAGTCCTCTCTAAGCGTATACTAACATAAAAACCGAACTTTGTCAAGCGTTTTCGTTATTATTGTTCGGAATATACCGAACATTAGATACATTTTCACAAAATATTGTTCGGTTTTAGAACGGCCTTTTCACGATCTCCACCTTATTCAGCGCGAACGATTGGATATACTCTGCCAGCATCGCAAGAGCATCAACCGTGTCATCATACTTGTTCTTGCCGCCCAGGGTGTACCCCGTCACAAACTGCATGAACCGCTTGTACTCCCGATCACCCTTATACACCGAATCGTCCTTGAACAGAAAGTTCTTCAAACAGAATGGCGAATTGACCAAAATCTTTG